AAAGTGGAGAGAGGAGAGATGACGGAACAAGAAGCTCAAGCAATGATGAACGGAGTGACTCTAAGACCACCTCGAATGAAGGAGTGGAAATATCCGACACCGAATGCAGGATTAGTGAAACACAGTTACAACGGCAATCACGAATACTACAAGAAGAGATTGAGGGACGGCAGACAAGTGGACTTGGCTCACAAGATATTCCAAGAGGAGGGAGACGGCAGACTGAATGCGAATTGGACAGAGTGGCTAATGGGTTATCCTATTGGATGGACGAACCTCGAGGAGTCCCAAGAGTCACAGTCGAACAAAAAAACAGACCTCAAAGATTGAGGATGTTAGGGAATGCAATAGTTCCCCAAATAGCAATGCAAATAGGATTAGCTTTAAAGGAGGATATGAAAAATGGCTAGAGCAATACAAAAAATACATAGACATTATGTAGAAGAAAAAGCTTATGATCTTTTAGATCTAAGTGAGATGGATATTAATATCATTGAGAATGCCTTAACTATGCAAATAATTCATTTGGAAGAAATGGCTAGAGATAAAGACTTGGTAGATACATATCATGAAAGACTAAAAGCAGTAAAATCATTAATGAACACATTGGAGGATATGAAAAATGGGTAGAAAAAATCAATGGGAAATAGAAAGAGATAAAGAAGATGCTTTAAGAACAAAAGCTATGAATTCTTTAACTGTCGATCAATTAAATGCAATCAAAGAAACTCATAAAACTTTAGCTAATGTTTTAGAAATGATTAGAGATTGTAATGATATTTATTTATCAGATGCTAGAAAATTAGATGATGCTTTTTGGAAACTTAAACATCAATTTAATTTAGGCATTGACGAATTAAGAAATTAAATGCTAAACAGAAACTGCACGGAGCAATTTCAGGAATTGCTTATGTTTGGTCGGAGAGCTTTGTCCTCCCCTTATTCTCTCCGACCACCTTAAAATCACCTTCGATAAAAGCAGACGGATGTTCTTTTCTAATTTCAGATAGTCTTGCCACGATTTCTTCACGAGACAATTGGTCTAATTGATGAGTCGTTTCTCTACGATCTATAGTTAAGCCTCCGAGTGCAGACCTTATCTTCTCTGCATTGATTGCAGAACTAAATTGGCCTGCCTCTTCTGCTCCTACACTTAGTTTAGTAAGTCTTCTAAGTTGACCAATAAGTGTGACACCATATTTTCTTTCTCTAATTTCACGGAGTTCTTTTAGATGATCAGTAACCAAAGGGAAATCACGACCATTCAACAAAAGGCTTGCAGTCTTATTTGCTTGCCCTTCAGAATAACCTGCACGTCTAGCACATTCTGCATTACTATAAATGCCTTCACAGACAAGTTTGCAGAACTCTTTCTGACGATTTGTAAGGAACTTTTCTTTAGCCATAAAAATACTATAGTGTTTTTCTCAGAATATTTCAATTCAAAAGCAATAAAAATGTTTGCGGCTTCAGTTTGTCCTCATTCTACTGTAACAAGTGTAACAGAAAGTGTAACAGAAAACTCTATACACAACAACAGTTACAGAGCATCTGTTACAATGTTACACTGTTACACCTATTTTGAAAAAAAAAAAAACAAAACAAAAAATTATGAGAGAAACACTATAGTAAATAAAAATACTTGACTTCTATAAGATAATTTAGGAGAATTAAAAGAAACCTAGGAGTTTATTATGTCTTTAACATTATTTGCAGAACAAGAAAATGATAGAAGAGTTTATATACCTATAGAAGAAGCTATAAGCAGAGTTGAAAGAGTTATATCAGATAACTGTGATGATTTAAAAAAAATAGAAGGAGGGGAGATTTACGCAGACGAATTATTGAATGCCTGGAAAACAATTTTAAAAGGATAAAGGGGAATAACTATGACACTAGAAGATTATTCACATTGCTATCAGTGTAATACAAAACTAAAAAACGTCCGTGCACCACGGACCTCGCCCAAGTTATGTGGAGAGTGTAAAGGGGACGGACAATCTGATAACAGTGCAATTAAAAAAATACATAAACAACTAAAAGCTAAAAATTTAAAGCCATCAGAAGATGAGATGGTCTTTGAGGACGAACCGAGAGCCATAAAGGAACAAGATCATGTACGGTATATTTCTAAACCTACAGAGCATATATCAACTAGCACATCTGCATTAGTTGATATGATGTCGCCTAGTACTAGTCATCATCATTACAAGCGTGGATCGGCAACCAATGGAACTAGATACACATACAGAAAAGGATTGGTGGAATGAATTGCATCAAATGTAATGGCAGTACATCTGTTGTAGATAGTAGAGCTCAAGAAACGTCTGCCATCAAGAGAAGACGTAAGTGTGGTACATGTGATCATAGATTTAATACAATAGAACAAGTTTTAACAGACAATGTTATTGTAAAAGAAATAGTAAGAACAGTAGTAAAAACAAAGAAACGTAGAATTAAACCTATTAATCCATTCAATGATGAGGCATATTTAGATTCATTGAGTGATGACGAACTCGAAGAATTAATAGGAGGAGAAGAATGTGAAATTTATAGATAGGCTTATAAAAAGATTTGAGGAAGAAGCGGTTGAGTTTGCATCGGCAGGGATGACTGAAGAAGCAAAACAATCAAGAAGGTTGGCTTCCAAATATACTGAAATGAAATACAATGGGCATACACACTCATTAAGAATGGAGATAAATGACAAATGGAAAAAGAAATAAAAGACAATTATGAATGGTCAAAAGAAGTAGAAGAAAGAAACGAAGCTTCTAAAAAATTATTTACACATTGTGCACCTAGATGTCCTAGATGCCAAGGCAACTTACAAACAGTAAACATACATGGACATGAGCAATGTGTCCTTTGTCACAGTATAGTGGACGATTGTTGTCAAGGTGCTCAATTAAAATGAGTGACAATGTAATACATTTAGATAAAATAAGGAGATCGAAGAACCCTGTAAAAACGGTTTGTGATGCTGCGTCAAAAGAATTTATTGATTTAGTTATCATAGGAGAGGATAAAGAAGGTAAGATTCAAATGATTACTACTGTTCCAGAACCTGCCGATTTAATGTGGTTTTTAAAAGTGTGTGAGCACGGAATATTATCAAGAGGAGTGGAGGATGAAGATGAGTGAAGAAGTACAATTAGACGCAACTGCCTGTTTAGAAGAAGTAGTCTCCTATATACGAGGAGACACTAACCTTAGAGAAGCTACGAAAGCTTTAAATAGACTAGGATTGGACAAGAAAAGTGCAGGTAAAGTTCTTAGAGATACAACTAGAAATAACATCTACAACTTTTCCACAAAATCCCGACTTAGCTCTGATTCAAGCTCAGAGGATGTGGGAGATATCAAAACCGATTGAGATAATAAGTCTTCTTTGTGGTCTTGATGTCAAAGTTCTAAGAATGTTAGCAACAGGATTAGAATGGAAAAGAATTAAAAAAGATTGGTGGGAAATAAGATGGTTCGGACCTTGGTTAACTACCGAAGAAATGGATCAACTTCCCGAATCCAACTTTGGAGATTATGACATTATACCACCCGAAGAAGATGGTTTGCGATTTAAAGGTAGTAAATATTTATTTGATCGATCCTCTGGTTCTAGTTTAGATTGGATCAATACAACATATAAGTAAGGGGAAGAAAATGAAGTTTAATTACAAAACAAAACCATATAAGCATCAAGAAGTTGCTTTAGAAAAAAGTTATAATAAAAAGAATTATGCCTATTTTATGGAAATGGGGTGCGGTAAGTCTAAAGTTTTATTAGATAACATTGCATGGCTATACATACAAAAAGAAATAGATACTGCAATTATTGTAGCACCAAAAGGTGTTTATAGAAATTGGGAAGTATCAGAAATCCCAACTCATTTTCCCGATGTAATAGAGAAAGATGTATTCATATGGAATTCTTCTCCTAATAAGACACAAGAGAAAGAATTATTAAGGGGAGTCAAGGATAGAACAAAACTTAGGATTTTATTAATTAATGTAGAAGGTTTTGCTACACCTAGAGTAAAAAAATATGTAAATGCTTTTACACAGAATTGTAAGTTTATGTTAGCCGTTGATGAATCAACAACGATTAAAAACTTAAAAGCAAAGAGAACAAAAGCTTTAATAGCCTTTGGTCAAAAGGCAACATATAAAAGAATACTAACAGGTTCTCCTGTAACTAAATCTCCATTAGACTTGTTTTCACAATGTTCTTTTATGAGTAATCAATTGTTAGGGTTCGCATCTTACTTTGCCTTTCAAGGAAGATATGCGGTAACAAGAACTCAACAGATGGGCGCTCATTCTTTTCAACAGATTATTGGTTATAGAAACCTGGAAGAATTATCTAATAAACTAAATAATTTTTCTTACAGAGTTACAAAAGATCAAGCCTTAGATTTACCTGATAAGATATATACAACTAGACAAGTCAGTCTAACAACAGAACAACTACAACATTATAATTCTTTAAAAAGTCATGCGATAACAATCATTGGCGATGAGTTAGTATCAGCTACAGAAGTTATGACACAACTCCTAAGACTCCAACAAGTTCTATGCGGATATCTAAAGACTGATGATGGAAACCTAATTGATATTAAAAGTAATCGTATGGATGCTTTGTTTGAAACTATAGAAGAAATGGATGGTAAGGTTATTATCTGGTCAAGGTTTAGAAAAGATATAATAAGTATTACTGCTAAACTTGCCAAGAAGTACGGTCATGGGTCGGTGGTTAGTTTTTTCGGAGACACTTCTGATTCAGATAGAAAAGATGCCGTTCAAAACTTTCAATTTGGCGATGCAAGATTCTTCGTAGCTAATCCACAAACGGCAGGGTTCGGGTTAACTTTGACCGCAGCAACGAATGTTATTTATTATGCAAACGATTTTAATCTAGAGACGAGAGTACAGTCGGAGGACAGGTGTCATAGGATAGGTCAAAAGAAAGCCGTGACATATGTTGATTTGATTTGTCGGGGGACAATTGATGAGTACATAGTAAAAGCGTTAAAGGCTAAGATTAATCTGGCGAGTGCGTCATTGAACGAAGAAGTGAGGAAGTGGTTAGATCTGTCTCCGAAAAAGGTTTAGTAAAAAATTGATTAGGATGTAGTTCAACTCGTTTTGTTTCTATGTCCACATAAAGAAGTCTAATACCTAAACTTAATTGTCTTGATGTTAATGTCCTAGATATAATACTACCATCTTTTCTTCGACTTACTTTCTTAACATCAAAGAAAAACCATTGATGACCAGGAGCTAAAGCAATTAAGTCTACAGGCCCCTGTTCAACGAAAGGAGCGTAAACGTAGCAGTTTTGAGATAACAACCATTCGGCTGCAATAAGTTCACATCTTTTACCAAATCCGTTTCTTGTGTCTAACATGCAATTCCTTGTTGTAATTTATAATTAATTGTTGTAAGCATAACTAATGTTTAAAATAAAACAAGGAGAATTAAATGCCAAGGAATTGGAAAGAAAAATATAAGACAGTTGCTATACCAATGGAGAACTACGAAATGCTCTCTGAATTAGCTGATGACGAGGGGCGATCATTAACAAGACAAATTTCATGGTTAATAAAAAAAGCATTTGAAAGAAAAAATGCTTGACAACTAATTGCAAGTCTGTATTATCAAAATTGCTAGGTCGAATTGGCTTCCTCTTCTTCGACCTAGTTCTACAAGCCGAAGGGCATAACTTTTAAAATAGGAGAAACAAAGATGAGCGAGTTATTTGAAACGATTGTTGCAGATGCGAGTGCGTTTGATGAAGTTAACGCAAAAACTGGGAGTGAATTATCTTCCCTTATTCGTAGTAGCCAACAATTCTCCACTCAAATAAAAAAAGCTGAACAGCATCTTAAAGACCTTAAAGCAATGCAACATAAGGTCGATACGGAATCCATCCCTGCAATTATGCATGAGATGGGTGTTGACTCTGTTACTGTAGACGGTAACAAAGTTGAGCTAAAAGCTTTTGTTCACGCAAGTATCCCACAGGATAAACGTGACGAAGTTTTTGGATGGCTTCGATCAATTGGCGAAGGAGACATTATAAAGAATGATGTCGTCTGTAGTTTTAGTATGGGTCAAGATAACCTTGCTAAATCTATTATTGCTGATCTCGAAGACAGAGGAGTTAACCCACAAGCTAAAACGCACATCCATCCGATGACGTTGAAGTCTTGGGTTAAAGATCGCATTGAAGCAGGAAAAGACATTGATCTTGAAATGTTTGGTGCATTCGTTGGAACTAAAGCTACTACTAGAAAGGTATAAGATAATGAGTAATGAAGTAACAGAGAAAAAAGTAGCAGGACTACCTGCTAATCTAATGAGTGAGATGGTTGCCGATTCAGGAGTTGGTCTTGATAATGTAACTGCTGATGATATGCAGATTCCTTTTCTAAGGATTCTACAAGCTTTATCTCCGCAGTTGGTTAAGACTAATTCCGCATACATCAAGGGAGCGGAACAAGGGGATATCTTCAACACAGTTACCCACCAAACGTGGAAATCTGAAGACGGTATTCTTGTTGTACCATGTTATTTTGAACAAAAGTTACTAGAGTTTGTTCCTAGATCGCAAGGCGGTGGATTTATACAAGAGTTAAAAAAGACAGATCCAAACGTACTTGCGGTGCAAAAAGACAAAGAAACCGGCATGGACGTGTTGCCTAGTGGTAACGAATTAGTTCGTACAGGGCAACATTATGTCAAGATCCTTAACGAAGAACTTGGCATGTTGGAACCTGCTATAATTGACATGAAGAAAACTCAAATGAAAAGATCTAAGATTTGGGTAACACAAATGTCAATGCAGACAATTAAATCATCAGACGGTTCATCAAGACCTGCACCTATGTTCGCTAATAAGTGGAAGTTAAAAACTGTTGCTGATGGTAACGACAAAGGTTCTTGGTATTCATGGCAGATTGAGAAGGTTGGCTTAGTTGACACTCTTGAGATGTATAATGAATGCAAAGAGTTTCATAAAAATGTGTCTACAGGTGCGGTTAAGCCGTCAGCAATTAGTGATGACTTACCTTCTACTAATACAGTAAACGAAGACGAAGTGCCGTTTTAACTGACAAGTTTAGAGCAGGGGGCATACGACCCTGCTCTAATTCTTAGTAGAGGAAGCTTAGAATGGACAACATACAAAAATTAATGAATGCTTTTGAGGGTTTTAGTGATGCTCACGGACAAACTCGCATTTCAGCAGAACGAAGATCAGGCAAACAAGCTGCCAATTCTTATATAAAAAGATCTCCTTTAACAGAAGAACTCGTCAATGGTCATTTGTCGGGCGCTCTTGGAGTGGGTTCAATACCAATCAATGAAAATAATCAATGCAAGTTCGGTGCATTAGACATTGACATCTATCCATTAGATCATGTTGCGTTAATTAAGAAACTTAATAATTTAAAAATACCTTGTGTTGTGTGTCGGAGTAAATCTGGCGGTGCACACATATTCTTTTTCATGACAGAGTGGATGAGTGCAGGAGAATTTAGAGACAAAGCATCAGAGATAGCTTCGGTCATAGGTCACGGTGGTTGTGAGATATTCCCTAAACAAGAAGAGATATTAGTTGAACGTGGCGATGTAGGAAACTTTATTAACCTTCCTTATTTTGACCATGAGATGACAACTAGATATGCTTTTAAAGAAGACGGAGAATCAGCTACATTAGAAGAATTCTTAGATTTAATTGAAGATAGAAAAGTAACTCCTGCTGATTTTAATAAATTACAAGTTGGTACTAAAAAGACAGAACCTTTCCCAGAAAGTCCACCATGTTTAAATGTTATGGCATTAAATGGTATAGGAGAAGGGGGTAGGAACTCTTCTTTATTTAACTATGCAACTATGTTTAAGAAAATGGATCCCGATAATTGGAAA